CGTCGTTCGGGTATTGCCCGGCCAAGGATATTTTCAAGTGCCTGGCCAACTGTGTTGAAAGCGGGGACCTGGTCAAGCTCTACTGCCTTGTCAACGGGCTGGACGACAAGGATGGATTCAAGGCGTTTGTGGAGCAGTTCTCCCCGGAACATGTCGTCAAGAAGGGCAAGGGCCCGGCCAAGGGGAACATCATCCCCGAAGAGGTCTGGGCGCGGTGCAAACCGTTGCCACCGTCCTGGGTGACCAGGCTGCAGGAATTGCGGGGGTGGTCACCCGAGGTGATGGAGATCATGGATCTGAGGATCCAGTCCGTGTTCCAGGGCAAAGACGGGCAGGTCCGGGACTCCACGTCCCCGGACCGGGTTGCGTTGCCTGTGCGGGATCGGGCCGGACATTTGCGGAATATCCGGCTGTACAAGCCCGGGGCCAAGGTGCGCAAGATCATGTCCTGGGGTAAGGGATTCGGCAAAAACAGGCTGTTCCCCCCGGCTCCCCTATATGACGGGCAGGTCATCCTGTGCGAGGGCGAATCAGACACCCTGTGCGCCCTGTCGCAGGGGCTGAACGCCATCACCCAGACCGGAAAGCCCAACAAATGGGACAAGGATCAGATCGAGGCCCTGCGGGGTCGTGACGTGATCATTGCCTATGATGCCGATCAACCCGGCCAGAGATACGCGGCCAAGGCTGCCGACAACCTGGTGACCGCGGCCAAATCGATACGGCTGCTGGAATGGCCGCACTTCATGGGAAGGCTGGAGGATGGCTGGTGGCCCAAGGATGGCGGGCAGGACCTGACGGACTTCTTTGTACGGCACAAGAAGACGGCCAAGGACTTTCAGGAGCTGGTTTTGCAGGCCAGGGAGCAGGACAACCCCAAACCGCCCCAGGAAGACTCCGGGGCCATGGAATTTTTTGTCAGGGGGCTGAATGGGCGGCTGTCGTTCAAGCCCAGGCTGTTGGCTGACAAGCTGATCCAGGACGTGCCCATCCTTCACGACCCGGATACCGGGCAGGTCTACCGGTGGAACAACAAGTTCTGGGAACCCTACAATATCGACCACATCAAAAGGCTGGCCGTGCTGGCCCTGGGGACGGAAGCCGACCAGGGAAGGGTAAACGATGCCACCTTCCAGGCGCGTGTACTGTCGAACATTCCATCGGGCCGTGCGGTCAACGACATGGATGACTGGCTGTGTCTGGAAAACGGGATGTTGAACATCACCACGGGTGATTTCAAGCCGCACGAGAAAGACTACTACGCGACCATCGCGCTGGACGTGGAGTACAACCCCAAGAGCGGGAAGGTGTGCAACCGATGGATGCAATTCCTCGATGAGACCATCCAGACGCCTGAGGTTATCGATTTTCTGCAGGAGTTTTTCGGGTATTGCCTGACACGGTCCACGGCGTTTGGCATTGCCCTTTTCTTGTTGGGCCCTGGCTCTGATGGCAAATCCGTGATGCTGAAAATTTTGCGCGCTCTGGTTGGGGCCGCGAACTGCTCGGCCGTTGCCCTGGCCGATCTGGAAGACCAATTCCATAGGGCGAGCCTGTATAACAAGCTTGTTAACATCTCAACGGAAACAGGCGCCAAGGCCGTTGAATCGCCGTACTTCAAGGCCATAGTGACTGGCGACACCATATCTGCATCGTATAAGCACCAACAGCCATTCGAGTTTGATCCAGTCTGCAAGCAGATCTTTGCAGGCAACCAGACGCCCAGGGTGCGGGATAACTCATACGGGCTGCTGAGGCGGCTCAAGATCATCAGGTTCAAGCAGCAATTTGTTGGGGATAAGATCGACAGAAACTTGGTGGACACGCTGGTTGGAGAACTCTCGGAGATTTTTTCATGGGCGTTGGCCGGGCTGTTCCGCCTGCTTGACCAAGGGCACTTTACTGAGTCGCGAGAGCTGGACATCGAGGAGATGTCCTTCAAGCGGGCGAACAACCCTATTCTTTGCTTCATCGAGGACTGTTGCGCGACTGGAGATGGATACTCGTGCATCAAGGACGACCTGTTCAAGGAATACAAGTCGTTTTGTTCAACAAACGGATATAGCCCGCGGAACAAGGAAAACTTTTTCAGAGAATTGCAGATGGCCCAGGCCAACCTGTCTCAGCGCCGGCCCAGAGAACACGGGAAGCGCGTTTATAGGCTGGATGGTATTCAGGTCGTTTCGGAGCCGATGAATGTCTAGTTTTGCCGCACACTCGATCCCCTGCACCCCTGTTGGGACTGGGCGCACGTCATGTATGGCGGGTGTCCGAAACGTGCACGATGAGGTCGGCATGATGGATGTTTGGGAGATTCGTGGTCCGGGTGCGGTCCGGGCAAACAGGTTTCACCCGGACCACGGATCTCCAATGATTTCAATAGGCGGTCCGGGTGGTCCGGGTGGTCCGGGTGAATTTGATTTATTGCGTACGCGCGTACGCACATGCGCGCGTTATGATTCCCTGACAAGGTTTTTTGGTTTTGTAAAAAAATACCCGGACCACCCGGACCGAGCTAGTAACCATGCGGGTTTCAGCCCGGACCACCACCCGGACCGCACCCGGACCACCCGGACCACCACGGGGGCAGTATGAGTTTCGAGATCCTTGCAGGAAAGTATGGGAGTCGAGGCTGCGCAAAGGATGCGCAGCTCGAGGAGGTCCCTGTTGCTACTCCTGCCGACGATGTTGCCCCGGTCGAACCCATGCCTGAAATCACGTGGAGAGACAGCGAAAAGGTTGTCGAGCTCAGCGAGTACGTGAAGAGAAATAAAAGCATGGGCATTCGGATCTGCATGATCGACGACACCCCGGGCATCCGGTTCGATCCGCCCTTGGCTCGGCCAGAGGCCGGGGATGCAGCCCGCCGCCGATGGGAGATATCGGCACGGGCCGAGGAACTTTACCACGTCGCGTTCGAGGACCTGACCTGCCTGATCGAGATGGGCCTGATGACCCTGCCCGAAGCTGGGCCTATCGCTGGAGAAAAGTGGGTCCTTACAGGGCCCTAACCTGCAGGGGTCGCTCAAGGGGCCCGACTTTCGCGGGTGGCGGTGTGAAATTATTTTAGCATTTTAGCATTCGTGCAATTTCAAAGGGTTGTGTCAGAAATTCGGCGCGCCCCGGGTGTTGTGAAGAAGGAAAAGCGAGGTCGTTTACGTGGGTGTAAAAAGTGATACTGAATCGAAAAATGGTAACACCGAAAAGGATCAGCCTACCGTATTTGAGAATGCGTTTCAGGTGTTCAAATATTTGACGGAATCCGGATATAAGGTGGCCCGGCAAACCGTGACGAACCATATCAACGACGGAAAGCTGAAAGCTCGGCGTGGTGGCGGGTTCGCGGTTTTAACCGTGCATCAGTATGCCCGTGATTTTTTGGGCAAGAAAATAGATGCCAGCCGTGAGATGGACCTCCCCCTGGGTGAGACACAGGAACCCGGCGGGTACCAGGAGGCCCGGGTCAAGGCCGATGCCGAACTGAAACAGGTCCAGGCCCGGCGCAACGAATTCTTGTATGAGCGGGAGAAGGGTCGCTACGTGCGGACCGACACCGTGGGCCGGGAGCTGGCCGACAGGGCCCAGGCTCTCAGGCTGCATTTGGCGAACTGGATCCAAGAGGTTTCCGGGGATGTGGCCGCTATATTTGGCGGCGATGATCAGCGATCCAAAGAACTGGTCGCCCTGGTGGAAGGGGACGAGGCCAAGGCCCAGGAGCTGGCAGGATGGATGTTTTCCAGATCCTCCGAACTGGTGGCCATGTTCCGGCAGCGGCTCAAGGATGCTCTAAGCTCCTACGCCCAAGGGGCCTGGTTCACCGACGAAATGGCATCGGCCTGGGAATCCTATTTGGCCGGGATCGACGATGATGCCGAAAAGATCACCCTCGAAGCCATCGACCTGGTCAACGGGGATCCCGCCCTGGTCGACAATCTGCGCACTCGGTTCATTCTTTCCAGGAGGGATGACTGATGTCCTACCTGCCGCCTCCGTTTACTCTTCTGCCCGGTGAGATCCAGGTCTTGGAATCCAGGCCCCGCGTCTCCACTGCCGAATGGGCTGAGAAGAACTTCCGGATCGTGGCCGGTCCCTATGCGGGTCAGTATTTTCAGCACAATCTGGCCCCGTACGCCAAGGGCATCATGGATATGTGGGACCGTCCATGCGTGCGGAAAATCTTCATTGTCGCACCATCCCAGACCACCAAGACCTCTATCGGGTACGCATGTATTGCCGCCGACGTTTGGCGTGACCCCGCCTCGGCCGGCATCGGCATGCCCGATGAAAAGGCCGCGGCCAGGATCTTCGAGGAAAAGCTCGGCAGGCACTATCTGAAATCACCCATGCTCAGAAAAGATTTGATCCCGGACAAGCAGGCCATCCAGAAGACCAAGATCCTGCTCAAGGGGGCCACCATCTACGGGCTGTGGTCGGGCTCGGAATCGTCCATGTCTTCGGTCTCGCTGCGTGTCCTCATGATCGATGAAGAAGACGCCAATATGGACAAGTCCTCTGTCTCCACCATGGAGGAGCGGACCATCTCGTACCAACATGACTCCAAGATCATCCGCGTATCGAAACCCCGGGGCACCGAAGACGAGGGCACTATCTGGAAGGACATGAAAAATCAGGCCCAGGCGATCTACCAGTTCAAGGCCGTGTGCCCTGCCTGCCGGACCGCCCAGATCATGACCAAGGATCGGATTAAGGTTCCTGATGGCATACGAGATGCCAAGGAGATCCTGCACAAGAAGCTCGCATGGTACGAGTGCGAGTGCTGCGGGTATCAGTGGAACGATCACATCCGCAATCTCGCAGTCGCCGGTGGTCATTGGTGGACGGAAACACCAGTGTCCAACCCGGAAACGGTGGGCTTCCACCTGCCATCCTGGGTATCCCGGTATGTCTCCCTGTCCAAGGTCGCCCACGACTGGTTCCTGGCCCACCAGGCCGGAACCCCGGGGCAGCTGACCAGGTTCGACAACAACCATAAGGCCATGCCCGGAAAGGTGGTCAGCGTACAGACCGACGAAGACCGCGTCCGCGACATGATCCGCCCGGACTGTCCGCCCATGGTTGTCCCGGCCGGGGCCGTGGCCCTGACCATGGGCATCGATGTGCAGATGCTCGGATTCTATTATGTGGTCCGGGCATGGGCCAAGTCCGGGGAGTCGTGGTTGGTGGAATATGGATGGCTGGATTCGTGGGATGATGTGGAGCGCATGGCATTCGATACAACGTGGCCGGTGGATGGCATGGATGAGGAAATGGGCATCTGGAGAGCGGGGATCGACATGGGCGGAGCCGCCGAGGGGCAGGATAAGACGCAGGGCTGGTCCCAGAGTGAAGAAACCAAGCGTTGGATTCTGAGCTTGGAAGATAGGGGCCTCGACATGGACAAGGTGCATGCCGTCAAGGGTGCCAGTCGGGCACAGGATCAGGTAGTTCGTGCCAGCAAGGTGGGGATCGAACCGGGTGTGCCTGCAAAATTTCAAACCCCCATTGTGATCCGCTTGCTCGATACCGTGGAACTCAAGGACCAGATCGCCATGGTCCGCCTCAAGAAGGATTCCCGGCAACCCATGTGGCTTCATCGGGATGTTGCCGAGGATTACGTCAAGCAGATCACGTCTGAAAAACGCATTCCAGGAAAAGGGAAGAACGGCAGAGCGCTGTGGGATGCCGGGAGCCGCGCAAACCATCTTCTGGACTGCGAAGTGTACGCGGCCGCATGCGCCCATGCGGATTGGACCCCGAGGCTCCAGCAGCTGCCCGGTCCTCAGTATGTTTTGCCCGAGAACCCGATTCCCCGATCAGGAGTCCAGGCCGGAAACGGTCTTTCGGGAATGAAGATCAACCCCTGGGCATGATGAGACAAGGAGATATGATGGAACAGATGATGACAGCCGAGCAACCCGGCCCTGGAGTTTCGCCGGAAATATTGAAAAAGATCGTGACCACGGTGCTCTCTTCGGATGCCGTGGATTATTCCCCTGTGGAAGGGGTGTTGTGTCCGGTGTGCGGGGCGCATTTGAAGGGCGGGAATATGGGCGTGAGGAAGACAAAGGCCTGGGATCACGGGTGCCGGGAACGGTATCACACGTGTTCGGTGTGTGGGATGAGGTTTAAGAGTATTGAGGGGGAATAATGTACGAAAGCTATAAGAGTGGGGATGTTGAGGAACATACACCTGTCCATCCGGAAAAAACGCTCGCCATTATCAAGGCAATTGTTGTCAGAACGACAAGATCCTTTAGGTTCTATTTGATCCGTCGCGGTTTGCTCCAAAAACCACGCAAAAACGCCCCGAATTTTCGGGGCGTTTTTGCTTCAAGATACGAAGAACAATAGCCCATAGGATAGAAAAAAAAATAAATCTAGTTGTTTTTTTGCGTTTTTCGAGATAAGTGATGAAAAAAAAGTAAGGACTCAGGTGATGTTTACTTCAGACGATATCAATGTGACCAGTCAAGCCATGGGCATCAAAACGAATGTCCCCTGGCTTTTTCCAGCTGACTTTCCCAGGGATCTCTACAGAAGGCTGCGGACGAAACATGGGACCAGCACCTTTGCAGCACCTGCTTTTCCACCAGTGAATGCTCCTTTTTTTATATTTGCAGATAACAAGGGGCAAAGAAATATTGTTATCGAGGGTTCGTCCGTCGTGTATCGTGAAACAAATCGCGATATGTTTCACGAAATCTCGGGAATAACAAGAACGGTTTATGACTTTCTTCTTGAAAAAACGGGTGGAACCACAAACGATTTGAAGCTTGTCGGCAAAATTTTCAATATAAATATTCTCCTGCCGGAGAGATATCGCACAGACGGAGCAGCATTTTTTATTGCTGAAAAAATTGGTATCCCAGGTGGCAGCGACATTGCCGAGTCCGGATTTCGATTTATGTTGAAAGATGGGGAATTTGGGATACGTTGTGTTTTTGATTCTTCGGACAAGGATAGTAAAACAATCTCAGCTGTTGTGGATATAAACAATCACGAACAGGAATCAGGGCTTGATAAAGATTTTTTTGATCGGGTTATTACTTTTGCAGATACATACTATGAGAAGCATTTTGTAGACCTATTGAATGAGTTGTTTATTTGAGGCAAGGCTTCGATCATGGGCAAAACTTCGACGGACGCATCGCAGAGAGACCTCGCACGCCTCCGTTCTCAGTGGGGGGCGGACAGCGGTACAACTGCGGACTATGGAGACGACACATCTACTGTAGATTATGGATATGTTTCGATAATAGCAGGGAACGTAGCTAAAAAATTAGTAAAGAACGCAGTAGAAAACTGTCCTTACCAACAGGATGCTGTAGACGGTGACGATATGCACGAGAAGCTTTTTGATGAAAAATTGAATGGGCTCGGTGCTAAAATTGAAGCTTCGGAAAAGCTGTTTGATGAGAAGTTTGCCAGTATGGATAGACGGCTGGAAACGATCGAGAAAAACACGACCGGCCTACGACGATCTCTCATCAATATTGGTATAGGCATTTCTGGCGTACTGGTCGCGTTGTTTGCATTGCAGGCAATGTGGTTCCACTATTCTCAGTCGGTAGCAAACGATTCTTTCCAAAAGCAGATTGACGGGATAAATACTTCGATTGAACGTCAGATTGACGGAATAAACACTTCGGTTCAACGTCAGGTTGACGAAAACAAGGAAGCAAACCGACGATTCCTTGAAGACTTCCGTGATGAAATGAGGTCGGCCATCAAGGAAAGCAGGACCGAAAAAAAATAATCAGGCCTTTTTAGAAGTGCTGTTTATACAAGCCCACCCTCCCCGGTGGGCTTTTTTTGTGGAAAACCCTGTGGACAAAACTACCTGAGTTCCAAAATGGAACTCAGGTACCTTGACCTTCACTCCGCTTCATGTGCTACAACGGTGTCAATCGAAGCCACCTTGTCCCATGGAGCCCCATGTCTCTCACCGTTGCACAGATAGATACCGCCAT